TGGTGGCCTCCAGACATCGAGTTCGACACCCGCGATCTGAACACGGCGATCGAGATCCTCAACAAGGCCCACAAGTGAGCGCAACCATCCGAGTCGACGGCGTCAAAGAAACCATCGCCGAGCTTCGACGCATCGACCCGGAACTACGCAAGACCTTCAACAAGCGCGTCAAGGAGATCGCCAAGCCGATCGTCACCGCCGCGCAAGGCCGCTATCGCGGGCTCAGCTTCCCGTCAGGCACCGCCCGAGCATGGCAACAGCGCGGCCGGCCGATCTTCCCGCTCGAGAGCTCCAAAGCTGTCCGCGGAGTCTCGGCACAGATCTCGGCCTCCAAGAAGAACGCCTCAACGATCTCGGTCGTTCAGAGGAACGCCGGCGCCGCAGTGTTCGAGTTCGCCGCATCCGGCAACCTTGGGTCTGCGTTCAACGCCAAGAACGGCGCACCCGCCCGGGTCATGTGGCCCGCGGCTGACAGCGCCCAAAACGCCGTTTCTGAAGAAATGGCAAGATACGTCGAGGAAGTCTCCGACCAGATCAACAGGAGCCTCTACTAGTGGCCATTCGCATCCCCATCATCAGCGAGTTCGACGACAAAGGGCTCGCGCGCGCCACCCGACAGTTCAAGGACCTCGAGACCACCGGCCAGAAAGCGCAGTTCGCAATCCAGAAGGCGGCGCTCCCGGCAACGCTCGCCCTAGGAGGCCTAGCAATCGCGGCAGGTGACGCTTTCAAGGCGTACGCCGAGGACGCCGCCGCGGCCGACAAGCTTGCGCTCAGCCTCAAGAACTCCACCGACGCCACCGACGAACAAGTCGCCGCCGTCGAGGACTTCATCAGCTCCACCAGTCGAGCGGCCGCCGTCGCCGATGACGATCTCCGCCCGGCACTCGACAACCTTGTCCGCGGCACCAAGGACATCACCAAAGCCCAAGACCTCCTGAGCCTCGCGCTCGACGTTTCAGCCGGCACCGGCAAAGACCTCGACGCCGTCACCCAAGCCCTCAGCAAGGCTTACAACGGCCAACTCGGACCACTCAAGAAACTCGACCCGGCACTCGCGTCCCTCATCAAGTCCGGCGCGTCCGCGGACGAAGTATTCGCCTCCCTCGGCCAAACATTCGGTGGACAAGCGGCCGCTCAAGCCGACACGGCTCAAGGCCGCATGAAGAACCTGTCGATCCAGATGGGCGAGCTCAAAGAGTCCATCGGTGGAGCTGTCGCGCCACTGATCGAGAAGCTCCTCCCAGCGTTCCAAGGACTCACGACATGGATCTCCGAAAACACTGGGCTCGTCGTCGGCCTCGGGGTAGCGATAGGCGGCATAGCCCTCGCCATTACCGGAGCAAACGCCGCCATGGTCGCATGGAACGCGATCACCAAGATCACCGCCGCCCTCAACGCCATTCTCGGCACCTCATTCAGCGCCCTATGGGTCGCCACAGGTGTCGGCATCATCCTCGCCATCATCGCCGCAGTCGTCGCCCTCCAAGCCAAGTTCGGCCTCTTTACACCAGTCATCGACTTCGTGAAGAAAGCGTTTGAGATCTGGTGGAACACCGTCTCAGCAATCTTCGGCTGGATCTACGACAAGATCAGCACCGTCGTCGGCTTCTTCACTGAAGGGTTCCGCGTCGCGTTCGATCTCGTCAAGGGATACTTTGACATCTGGTGGACCGTCGTCTCGACGATCGCTGAGAAAGTCATCGGAGTGTTCGTCGGGATCGGCGAGGCGATCAAGACCGCCTTCAAGGCCGCCTTCAACTTCGTCGCCAAAGCATGGAACAACACCGTCGGCAAACTCTCCTTCAAGATCCCCTCGTGGGTACCTGGCCTCGGTGGTAAGGGCTTCGACGTCCCCGACATCCCCGAGCTCGCCGAAGGTGGCATCGTCACCGGCCCCACGCTCGCCATGATCGGCGAGAAAGGCCCCGAAGCCGTCATACCGCTGGACCGCATGATGGGCGGCTCAATCACCGTCAACGTCGCCGGCTCGGTCACCTCCGAACGTGATCTCATCGAGACCATTCGGCGCGGCCTTGTCAACGCTCAACGCAACGGCGCACAGCTCGTCTACAGCAACACATGACGCTCCCCTGCCAACCCGTCGTACGTCTCCGCCTCGGCCCCGGCGCCTCCTTCGGCAACGTCCTCATCCTCGGCGACCAGCTCAACGGCATCCTCGGCACCAACATCCTCGGCACCACCACCGCCCAAATCGTCGACATCACCGACGAAGTCGACCAGATCTCCATCCGTCGAGGCCGCGATCGCATCTTCGAGTCCTACACGCCCGGCACCGCCACGATCTCATGGTGGGATCCGAACGGCGACTGGAACCCGGACTACGCCGCCGGCCCCTACTACGGCCAGATCCTCCCCATGCGGCAAATCATGATTCAGACGACCTACAACGGCACCGAGTATCCCCTGTTCTCCGGTTACATCCAGTCATGGGACTGGGACTGGCCCAAAGGCACCCAATACGCCAAGGTCACCGTCCAAGCGACCGACGGCTTTCGCCTCCTCGCCCTCTCCAACGTCAACACCGTGACCGGCGCCGCCACGAACGACCAGCCCGGCACCCGCGTCAACCAGATCCTCGACATGGTCAACTGGCCGACCACCATGCGAAACATCGACACCGGCGACCGCCAACTCCAGAACGACCCCGGAGGCACCCGTTCCGTCCTCGACGCGATCCAGACTGTGAGCTTCACCGAGATCGGCGCGTTCTACATGGACGCCAACGGCGATGCCCGCTTCAAGTCGCGCGCCACCATCGCCCAACAAGCGAACGGCACCCCAACCGAGTTCGCCGACGACGGCACCGGCATCTACTACCAAGAGATCGACGTCGCCTTCGACGATCAAGAGCTCTCCAACTCGGTCACCGTCACCAACCATGGCGGCTCCGCTCAGACCGCCACCGACTCGGCTTCGATCTCCGAGTACTTCACCCGGACCTACACGCTGTCCGACCTTCTCGGCAAGAGCAACGCTGTCGCCTTATCCATCGCCAACAGCATCCTCGCGTACCGTAAGAACCCGAGGATTCGCATCGAATCCATCGGCCTCGACCTCTCGAGCGACTCACCTCGCGTCGAACCAGCCCTCGATCTCGACTTTGGCGACCCGATTTTCGTCACCCGCACCCAGACACCCACCAGCGTCCTCGACCTGCGGCTCACCGTCCAAGGCGTCGAGCACACCATCACCCCATCCACATGGTTCACACGGCTCATCACCCGCGAACCGCTGAGCACCTCGTTTATCCTCGGCTCGTCCGGGTTCGGTATTCTCGGCACCAACACCCTCTAGGAGCATCATGGCCACCTATCCCCTCTCCGAAGCGTACGCCGACGGCCAAGTCCTCACGGCCGCGAACGTCAACTCGATCACGGAAGGCGTCAACGACATCGCGTTCGGCGTCCTCAACGCGCAGACTGGTACGAGCTACACGCTCGTCCTAACGGACGTCGCCAAAGTCATCACACTCAGCAACGCGAGCGCGATCACCCTCACCGTCCCCACCAACGCCTCGGTCGCCTTCCCGATTGGCACAACGCTCCTGCTGACACAGCTCGGCGCCGGCCAAGTCAGCCTGTCCTACGCTGGCGTCACCATGCGATCAGCCGGATCGAAGTACAAGATGAACGGCCAATACTCCGTCTGCGGCCTGATGAAGCTCGACACCGACGAATGGGTGTTCTACGGCAATACCGCCCTCTGACATGATCTCCGTACTCACCGCCAGCGTTGGCGCCAAAGCCGAACTGCCCTACCAGTGGGTCGCGTACGGCTCCAGCGGCAACCTCTACACCTCGCCGAACCAAGACGGCACCTCATGGACGTCCAGAACCTCGTCCTTCGGCACGACGACGATCTCCGGGATGGATACCAACGGCACCGATCTCTACATCGCCGTCGGCTCATCCGGGAAACTGGCAACAAGTCCAGACGGCCAAACATGGACTCAACAGACCTCCGGCTTCGGCACCAGCCAGATTGTTGACGTCGCCTACGGCAACGGACTCTGGGCGGCCTGCTCAGTCGGCGGACGAATCGCCACCTCCACCGACGGCATCACATGGACCCAACGCTTCCTCGATGCCACCAAAACCCTCCAGTCGATCGGCTACGGCAACGGCGCATGGTTCTGCTCCGGCTCAGCAGGCGTCATGTACTCATCGTCCAACGGACTGACATGGACATCACGAACCTCGACGCTGGCCAACAGCATCCGAGGCGCCCAATACTCGACCGTTGGGTCGCTGTTCATCGCCGGCTCCGATACCGGCACGACCGGCGCCCTTGCGAGCTCACCTGACGCCGTGACATGGACCGCCAGAACCTCAGCTGTCACGATCGCCACTACAAGCGCCAACGCCTACGTCGCGTCCGGCTCGACCACCGTCGTCATCTGCCATGAGGAAGCCGGGCTCATTCAGTCGTCAACGAATGGCACGACATGGACCGCCCGCACGTCCGCCTACCCGACCTACCCGAACTTCGGCAACGCCGTTGATACCAGCAACAACTGGCTGATCTGTTCAACGAACGCGAGCATCGGCTACATCCAGCACTCAACAGACGGCACTACATGGACCGCTCGAGGAGTCGTCGCCGCCGGCGTGAACGTGGCCAAGACGTGCCATTCGTCAGGGAAGCCCGGAGGACGCTGATGAACGAAGCAACAGTCACCGACGACCTTCACGTAATCGTCACCATCAACGGCGTCCAAGTCGACGACTGCGGCCCGTGGGTGAGCAGGGAAGCCGCGCAAGAATGGGCAGACGCGATCGTCGCCGACCTCAACAACGGAGTGGACCACTATGGCAACCAAGAAAGCTGACGCGCCGGCCGGACGGCCCTACACCGGCAACAGCGACCCCGCCTCAGGAGCTCGCCCGGGCACCGTCCGGTTTCAGGACTACATGAAGTTCCTGTTCCAGATGAAGAACCTCGGCATCTACGCCAACCGGCCTGTCCGCGGAGGCTCCAGCCTCTCGGTTCATGCGACCGGCCGCGCCTGCGACCTTGGCGGAGGCAACGGCCAGATCGTCGCCGCGATCGGCTTCCTTGAACGTCACGCCGACCAGCTCGGCGTCGAGGAGATCCACGACTACGGCAACCGCTACAAGCCAGGCAAGTTTGGCGCAGGCTGGCGGTGTGATCGCAACGCATGGAAGATCTACGACAAGCCCACTATCGGCTCACCCGGAGCCGCATGGGTTCACTACGAAATCAGTCCCGACATGGCCGACAACCCCGCAAAGGTCGACGCCGCCTTCAAGGCCATCCTCGAGACCAAATGAGACCAAATGACCAATACCAGCAAACTGGGTGTGGCGCTCACCGTAGCGACCGCCCTCGCCTGCCTTCTGGCGGCCTGCTCCGACCGATACCGAGACCCCGATGACCCAAGAAAAAACCCCGCGCCCTCGACGACGACGACTCACCCCTGACGAGATC